GCTTGTTTAAGAAGGCTCTTACAACAAGGGACAGCAAGGTGATGGCATTTGTCAAGGTCGAAAAATTGCCGTGGAAGCTCTTGAACGGCGTGTGGGCCCTGGTCCCACGCTTGATTCAGCCACGCAATGCCCGGTACTTGGTGAGTCTGCTCAGATATATCAGACCGATTGAGCACAGCGTGTACCGAAGTATCGACCGACTGTTCATGAGCCCCACAGTTATAAAGGGGTACAATGCTGTTGATGCTGCCAAAATCATAGCAGAGAAGTGGTTCCACAGACCTGGGTGTGTTGCTATTGGATGCGACGCCTCCAGGTGGGACCAGTGTGTCAGCAAAGAGGCTTTGGCCTACGAAGCTGACATACTTGCGGCCTTCTGTGCTGGCAGCGTTGTTGAACTTCGCTGGCTTTTAGATATGCAACGACGAACCCGTGGCACAATCAAAGCCGACGATGGAGTTGCGCGGTACACAACTGACGGAGGGAGATGTTCTGGTGATCCAAACACCGCTCTGGGGAATTGCCTGTTGATGTGCGGGATGATGTACTCATTCCTGTTGGAGTTGGGACTTAGTCCACGGCGGGACTACGACTTGCTGAACAACGGGGATGATTGCGTGATCTTGTGCTCCAGGCGCCATGAGCGCATCATAACGGCTGCCTTGAGTCCATGGTTCCACAAAATGGGATTTGTGATGAAAATAGAACCGACAGTGGACGTCTTAGAGCGGCTGGAGTTCTGCCAGACTCATCCTGTCCAGATCGCGGGTCAATGGAGAATGGTTCGCAACCTCTCTGCCGCGACTAAGGACACTCTGTTCAACAAGCCAGTCCCAACGGACAAGGCTTTCCAAGACCTAGTACACTCTGTAGGCATGGCGGGGCAAGCTCTCGCTTCTGGCGTCCCTGTCTTTCAGGAGATGTATGCCAGAATGATCTCCAATACACCAAGGGGCCAGGTGATAACTGACCCCACATTGCACGGCGGGCTGTTCTGGTGGTCCGCTGGAATGGAGGCAAAGTATGTTGAGATCGATGCCGGTACTAGGGTTTCCTTTTGGAGAGCGTTTGGCATATCCCCTGCAAGGCAGCTGGCCATCGAAGAGCATGTACGAAGCATGCCCTGGGCCGGGTTTGAGTCCATGCGATATGGACTACCGCCTGAATTTGACGTGCCATGGCTGGCGACACCGCTTGATGGGTGTTGATGGGGTTGGTGAGGCAAAGGGCCCAAAACAGCTACGAGCTGTGCTACAAGAATGCCAAGAGACTGCACGGCGCCGCCGCGGAAACGGATCTCACCAATGAACAGTCCCTGTGTCATCAGGCATCCCATACAATGACAAACAATCCCCTTCGGGACTCGGTGATCAGGGCGTTAACAACCCCTGGACTCACAAAAGATGGAGCGGCATGGCTGGGCAAGGCGTTGCATCCAAGCGATGCAATACTGCCTGTCAACGGCATACCGACGATGGACTCTGTTCCAACAGCAGCACTGAATTTCATGACCACGGTGAATGTGGGGGCACCAGCCCTTAATACATGGAATGCCCACATCAGGCTGAATCCTAGTCCATTGGTATTTGGCCGGGTGCATACGTTTGATGGAACGGTCGCTGGAAGCACATGCATTTACAACCCGAGTTTGGGTGTAACAGCTGCATTCTCTGATTTTGGAGCAGCAGCACGCACGTGGAACACAGCGGCAGTCGCGGCGTGGTCGGGCAACACGGTCAAGTACCGGTTGATATACGCGTCTATGACAGTTACACTGTCCGCGTCCACCACAACAGACCAGGGGAGTGTGACAGTGGCTCAGTATCCTCAGAGGTACAACACAAACCTGGCCTACCAGCAGTATGCTATTGCCACTCCTTCAGGAGTGGGTAGCATAAAGGGACGGTCCTATACCACAGCATTGACCAACTGGGCGACTTCACAACAGTTGCAGTCAATGGCTGGTGCCGTCACTTGGGAAGCGCGCAAAGGGGTGTATACCATCTTGAAGCTAGATGCGCAAAACACCTGGAATCGATCGACGGGCACAAAGTGGGTGGCTGGAGGTGCGGCGGTCACGGACCCTGCAGACCTCTCAGCCTTCGACCCTGTCAGTGGAGCTTATGACTACCCTGCAGCCGCTGCAGCCGCCACGACGCACGACCCACTGTTTGGACAAACCGGCGTGTGGATCAAGGGAGCAAAGGCCGGGTCAGGCGCCACTACAGCATACACTCTCACGGGTGCAGCTGGATATGTGCCTGATCAGGACACCTTGAGTCACATTTGCTTCACGGGCTTGAATGGTGAAGCCCAGCTGACAATCACAGTCCGATATGGAGTTGAGGCCGTCGTTCAGCCTCAGAGTATCTATGTCGGGCAGGTAGGGGCACCAGTGCAGTATGATCCTGTTGCACTAGGTGTGTACTACAATGTCAGTCGTGAGATGATGGCCGGTTATCCCGCAGACTACAATGTGTTTGGAGCCATACTGGGGGCGCTGAAGAACGTTGCTGGAGCTGCGATCCCATGGGTGGGACGCAAGATTGCTGGGTTGATCGACCCGCCAGCTAAAAGCCAACCGCCCCAGATGGCGACCAACTATGTCGCTAACCCACCAAACAGAAACCGTCCAGAACCATCTGACGATGGCTACTACACTGAAGAGCAAGAGCGCCGACGCAAGCGCCGACCGAAACCAAAGCAGCAACAGCCAAGGCGGAGACCTAGGGCAGCGAGGCCAGCTCGTAGGCGTTAGCCACCAACCAACCCCACGAAAATGCCTTGAGTGAATTGCCTCTCAACAGTAGCCTTGCCATGGACTGGAAACGGTCCCTGGCAGGGCCACTGCTGACTGCACTCAGAGCGACAAAAACAAGAAACTTCGGAAAAATCCAAAAACCCATAAAAACCAGAAAATCCC